ATTATTATCGATACATTTATATACATCAAAGGAACTATTCATTACATAGAAAGTTGCATCATATAGATTTGTTGCACCACTATCGGAAGATATTGTAGAACCTGCTGTGTTTATATTTCCATAATCGTGTCTATAATAATCATATACTGTTCCTGTTGACCAATCTCTTCTTGGAACTACTAAACTAACATCTGTGCTGGCAATCTTTTGTGCTGCAAGTAAATCGTCATATACATAGAACTCTGAACCTACATCATCATTAGGTGTAGGTGGACTTGTATCTGTTCCATCATTAAATGCTTGATTATCAGCAAAAGCCTGAGGTCTTCCTAAGGCTAAATAGTAGTGTTGATTAGTTTCTCCAAAGTCTTCTTGAAACTGTTTTGCGTTTGTAAGTCTAAACTCTTTTGTAATTATAGCAGGCATTTTGTCTCCATCATTTCTATTTATACTACTTTAAGTTAACCTGAGCCGGTATCGCAAAATTTGTTTTAAATTTTAATGGATAGTCGGCAAGATCAGTTGCCTCACCATCTATACTAGTATTATACGAACCACCTAGTTTTATATTATTTATCGTAGAAATTTGAACTCCACTTGAAGCATCTGTTGCACTATCCTCTTGTATCATCTTACGATTACCCAATACATCTTCTAATAATATATTATCACCAGCATTAGTAGATGAACCATCTGTGCCATCTAACTCAAAGTCTGCTGGGACATGACTGAATGCCGAGAAAGCAAATTTGTTTATAGAACTTAATCTTGGACCTGCATATACAAATCCTTGTTTCAATTCTACACCATTTACAGTTCCCTCGACCTCTTGTCCAGGTGACAATGTTATATCTTGATTTAATGTCACGGCTCTAGAGTTAGTTGTAAATGAAGCCGCGGATTGTATTGTTCTAGTTGGGTTAGATCGTAAAGATGATCCATCAGTAGTTGTTCCAAGTTTTCTACCAATCTTCTCATCGAAGATAATTCTGAATAAATCAACAACAGCATCTGTTTCAGTTGCACCTGATATTAATGTTCTACCTCCAGTAAGTTTTGCCGATACTCTACTTGCTATATCAACCTGTCCTATAAGATTAAAACCTGCTGGGTGTATTGATCGTTTAACATCATTTCTCCAAGTTGCTATACTCTCACCTACTTTTACAATGTATGAATAGTCTTGATAAATTAAACTATCTTGTATCAATCTAGTAGTTTCTGATATAAATCCATCGACACCATTAAACACTCCTACATCTTCTGGAGTTGTATCAATAGTTGCCGAAACACTACCTTGATTAGATAATGTTATATCTGCTGTGGTTGATGATGAACCACCTGTGATTGACTCACCCGTTCTAAAGGTACCTACAACATCACTTAAAGATAATATGTTTCTACTCGTATCGAATGACACAACAACACCTGTGGAAGTAGTAGTTGTTTCATCAATAATATTATCTAACTCTTGACCTTCTTGAACAATCCTATTTACTAAATTTTCAAATACTATATTACCATTACTTAAATTATCTTCAAGTATAAGTTTATCACCGAGAGTTCCAGTAGTTGCTTGTTCTAATAGTAAATCATCATCTATAGCTGAATCCTCTAAAACAACATTGTCATCGGAATCCTCTAATTGAGTAAATGTTATGTCACCTGTAATTAATAAATTATTGTCTGTATCTTGTCTAAACTCACTACCTTGTATAATATCATTATCCTCAGTTCTTATAAACTCAATGGGTGCATCTCCTCTAATATTTTTTTTACTTGATACCTCTGTGTCCTCTAGAGTAAATATACCTTCATCTAATCCACGCTCGGTACTCATTGTACTTCCTTCTTCACTTAATAAATTTGATGGCCTAAAGTCCTCTAGTTGTAATTTAAAATCTTCTACAAAGGTAGGCTCTAAAATTATATTATCAGTTGCAACACTTGTAACAGTTTCACCTACAGTAAATTCACCAGATAAATTATTAATCTGTATATGTTGTTGTGGACTAAATGTTGGTGATGCTTCATATCTAAAACCTGTATTAGTAACTCTTGTTCCTTTGATAGAACCAATGGTTGAACTCTCACCATATACTGTTGCATTAGATCCTGTGCTTGATGTTACCACCATCGTAGGTAGTGATTTATATCCCACACCAAAGTTAGTAATAGCAATATCAGTTATGTCATTTAAGTTTGAGTTAGTCGCAGGTTCCATTACAATAACAGACTCATCTTCATTTATTATTCTACCATCTTCTTGTCTATCTTGTTCTAAACTAAATCCTCCATTAATAATACTAACCTTACCAGAGAAACCTGTGCCGTCTGTATTATCATTTGTAACAGTTAAGTTATCACCTACAGTATATCCAGATCCACCATTTTCTACTACAACCTTTGTAACTGTTCCTTGTCCTACTTTTGATATTTGAACATTTGCACCTGCCCCACCATTTTGATTTGAAATAGGTATTTGTTGTGCCTCAGTATAATAAGAACCTCCACTATCAACATTTACACTTGCAATAATTCTATGAACTCTACCTGTGATTATAACATCACTATCTGTATTATCAGTTGCAGTAAACTCAACAATACTTTCCTCTAAAATTTTACTCGAACCATCTTCTTCTAAAACTATATTGTCACCATCTTCCATTAATATTACCTCACCAGTATCTGAAACAAAAGTTCCAGATATAGAGTCTTCAAGTAAAGCAAGAGTACCCACAGTTTGTGAGTCAATAATTTCTGTAGTGACTGCATCTACAACAGCTGTTGCTGTATTAACTTTACTATTACCAACCACTGCGGTTTGTGTAATAGTTTGACCAACAAGATTAATTAATGATGATGTAGATGGTGATATTAAAGTTGCTTTAAGTGTAGTGTCTGTATTAAATATACCTGCTGAAACTTTTAACAGTTGATCTCTAGGATATGTAATACTTGGTGTTTCATTTAATAAAGCTCTAAAGAAAATTTCATGACCTTTCTTGTTACCTTTTCTTTGATATAGTTGTAATACATTTTTAACAAAGTTTCTTTTGTTTAAACCTGTGGTTAGATTTGTTGGTATAGTATTTAAAAATGTGTTTCTAAAATTTTCAAAGAAATCATCTAGGGTATCACTTACATCGGTGTAGTCTAATAATTGATTTATATTTTCTACTGGGTTAGCTCTATACTTTCCGATAACACCAGTTGCACCAGATGTTCCACCTGTGATAGTTTCACCTGTAACAAATTTTGAGTTAGATGTTATGTATAATTTTAATGCATCACTATCCTCAGCAAGTATAGTTGCTGTTTGTCCAGAAGTTGAACCTGTAATTATTTCACCTTTCTGAAACTCACCACCTGCGGACTCTTCATCAACAATTCTATCACCCTCGTCACGACCATTTTTATCTGTTTGGTTAAATAATAAAAATCCCTCTGAGGTTGTTTCTAAAAGTATTTGATCTTGATCAGTTATTGATGTGAGAGTTATCTGAGCACTTTCCATAAATTGGTAATACTCTTTTGTAAACTCAACAAGCTGTGGGTGACGAGCCTGTATGTGTTCAGGAAATTGACTTTGTATTTGTGACTTTAGTTTGTCTTTAAGTATTGCCATGTTGCATTAGTAAGTAGTCGTATTTGAATATGAAGATGTGGTATTATAACTTACTCCTGCACTAGCACCAGTTCCATCGAAGTCATCTGACTCGACTATGATACCTGAGTTGACTTGATCTATTTGTAATAGTTGAGCTCTAACAGGTACAACATCATTTGAGTCAGGTTGAACTATAATTCTTATTTGTGTTGATGCTGAGCCATCTACATTTGAAATACTAGATATGTTAATATTATTAAGAGTAACCTTACCAGTCGAATATGTTATTGTTCCTAATGTGTTATTTGTGTATACATTAACACCACCACTAATATAATATAATCTCACATTACCTTCACCATCATCATTTAAAAAATATTCATTATCTGTATCACCATCTATTTTAAATCCAGTCGATTGTAATATTCCATTTGAACTAGAGTTATGTCCAGAGTGTGGATTGTATAATGCATTAGAAAAATTAATTGTATAAGTTTGTGAAGAACCAGTTGTAGGTGTAAAAAATTTATGAACTTTAATCGTTGTTGTATTAGATAATATAGATGTATCAGTTTCATCTATTGCATCTGAAAATCTAGAGAACCTAAACATACCATCAAATTTTTCTAAATTAGTTGAACTAAAATTTGATACTGTATCAGAAACTAAACTGTTTAAATCATTAGTTGTTTTAGTTGTTAGTTTAGAATTATATTTTACAGTTGTTCTATGTGTAATAAAAGTTGTTTCAGGATCAGCAAACTGAACACGAACAGAACCTACTGAATAATCTTTTAGTTGTGTTTGTAAATTAGTCTTTGCTGTGGTTGTTAGAGTTACACCTGATATAGGTTTCAATGATACATAAACATTTCCATATACTGGTGGGTCATTATCTTCACCACCCCAAACAGAAATTGTTTGCGTATTAGGATATAGTGTTCTTATAATAGTTTTATAATCTTCTGGAGTTACAGCTCTGTTCTGAGCAGAAAATTGTTTAGGTGCATTAAATCTAATTGACTCTACTGTTTCAGGTTCTGATCCACCTGCTGAGTTTGAGTTTGTTACAATCGTTATATCACTTTCACCACCTACAGTTGATGATGCAGTAAATGTTGTTGCACCGTTACTAGCAATACCTGTGGATACAATATATTCTAAAGTTACAATGTTACCATTTGATAATGCAGCACCCAAGACACCATCACCAAATACTACTTCATACTTACCTTGCTCTACTTGTTCTAGGTAATAAATTTTTGATGTGTTTGTTACTGCACCTAAGTCAGAAGCAAGTGTGTATGTATTAGTTGTTGAGTCCGAAGAAGAGTTTTGAACAGTAACTGCTAGAGTTGCTGTATCAACCAAATCGTTCTCAATTAAAAATCTTTGATTAGCATCTGTAGTATCAACCGTGTATTTGTTTGTAACAAGTGTACCTTCTCTAATATCAGTTGTTAAAGTATACACACCATCGACAGGTGTTACGGTCACAGCATCTCTAATAATAAACTGATATGAAACATCATCTACTGAACTTGTAAATGCTGTACCTTTGTTTACTGTAAGAGAAGAAGCAGATGCACTATTGAAAGTTATTGTTATGTTTGCAGTTCCTGAGGTTGCTGAAACTGGAGTGTACCCAACATGCTTAGCATGAGATACGATACTATTCTTAAGGTCAGCTGTATCTAAAAACATTTCGTTTGCTAGCATGTTTGCATACACAGCATTGTAGTGTGTATTGTATGCTAACAAATCTAGAAGGACTGACATACCAGAACCTTCGAAATCATAATCAGTAAATTGATCTTGTTGTTTTAAAAATGTTTTTAAGTTTGTTTTGATTTCATCGAAATCTAATTCTGTTACATCTAATCTTTTAGCCATTACCTTGCTCTCTCTAAAAATGTTTCTAGTTGCACTTGTTCACCTGGCATGTTGACAATATAAAAATGTATAGTGACCTCATATCCATTTCTATCTACATCAGGAAAACAATCGATTGCACTTAATCTTGCTCTTGGCTCAAAGTTTGTAATGACCTCACCTATAGCTCTTTTTAAAATATTAGTTGTTATAGGGTTTATATTCTCGAATAATAAAGAACGAACAGACGAACCAATCTCAGGATGGAACGGTCTTTCATAATGATTGGTCAATATCAGATTACGGACACTTTGCTTTACAGCCTCAATATCTTTTTTCTTATTGACATCTTTCTTACCAGGTGTCAACGCAAAATTTAAATCCAAATCAGAATAGATCCTAGAAGACCTACTTGCTGCGTTAGTTCTTTGTGAGTCGAATTTACCTGTTTGATAGATAGCCATACGACTATTTATATGGCTTATCCGATATTTACATTATTTGATCCACCAACTCTTACATGAGCACAGGAATCACTATCACCTTGTCTATTTACAGGTATACCATTACACTTTACTGTAGAACTACCATTGCCTGTTGTCCATACACCTGCAGCATGAGGTGGACCTAGTGGGTGTCCTGTTCCCTTTGATCCATCTACTGCTAGTAACTGACTATTACAGAATACATTAGACTGAGGTATAGAGTTTATGACACCACCTGCATTGTTGGCATCACCATTTCTTTGTGCAGGTTTACCTCT